TATGAGGTGCAACAAAATATACGGGGTTGTAGAATATATGGGGTATCCGTCCCGACCCCCCAAAAACGAGAGGCGAAAGTTGACAATCTAACATTTCCCTAACCAACGAAAACCCTGTTTTGTTATAACCCCCTATATTTTGTTGCACCTTGTATATTCAAAGACTTATCTGCTATAAGTTGACAATCTTTGATAGAAGTCTGCCTGCTTTAAGGCAGAACCGCCCTGTGATAGGGTGCTGACACTGTTCAACCGATGGAGGTTGCCCCGTGGCGAGAGCCAAAACCACGCACAAGCCTAAGCTAGAAATCCTTGTTAACCCCAAGACCAAGGGCCTGACCGAGAAGCAGGAGAAATTCTGCCGCATCTATGCCACCGAGGACGTCACCCGGACGGAGGCCGCTAAACTGGCGGGCTATTCCGATACGTCTGCATCCATTGTAGGGTCGAGGTTCTTGAATGGCCGGGACTTCCCGCAAATCCTCAACCGGATTGCCGAGATCAAAGAGGAGCTGGCTAAGAAGTATGAGGTCACTTTCGATAACCACGTTCGCCAGCTTGCCCGGATCAGGGACGCAGCCTTCGAGAAGGGTAATTATGCGGCTGCTGTCGCAGCCGAGAAACATCGCGGAGCCGCAGCAGGTATTTATATCTCGCGGCAGGAAATCTTGGTCGGCAAGATTGACCAGATGTCTCGCGAGGAAGTCCTAGCCGAGATCGCTAAACTCCAACAGGAGTTTCCTGCTCTGGCCCAAGCCACTGCCCCGACCATCGACATGGTGCGGAGCGCGAGGACAGAGGATGTCGAGATATTCACCTCAGAGGAAAGCGAAGAAATCCTTGCAGCTTTGCAAGAGTAGCCTTGCAGGATTGCAGGATTGCAGGATTGCAGGATTGCAGGATTGCAGAGATGGATACGGAAGCAGCGGTATTTAAATACCTCAAGCGCAAACTGCCTCAGGTGGACTGGCAGCGCATCGAGGCGTGGGTGGGAGCGGGGGTGCCGGACGTCAACGGAGCCTTCCTGTGGCCTCCTGAGGGCCAGCAAACAGGCTTTGAAGTGTGGTGTGAATTAAAGGTCTGCCGTCTAAAGAAGTATAAGACTGAGGGGTTGTGGCGACCTGCACAAATTGCATACATAACAAGGCGCTCTTGCAAAATTGCAAACGTGTGGAACTTGGTCAGCCACCCTCGGGCAGAGCTCCTCTATATTTATTCCGGGAACAAAACCGCCCTGCTCTCGACGGATTCGACAGGTTCGACAGAACCGGATCTCATACTAAAGTATGATGAACCATGGTCCAAGGTCCTTGATCTGTTCGCCTCTCGACAGATTCGACGGATTGAACCTGTAGAATCAAAACCCGATCAAATGTTGCAACGCAGCATCTCGACAGATCCGCTTGGCCGATAGATCCGCCGGCACGAAAAAACCCTGCCGGCTTTGGGACCGGCAGGGTGGAAGGTGCGAACAGAGTCAAAACGGGTGGGACAAAGCCGCCTGGTCTGGCCTGGCGAATCAGCGTCCTTGTTTCGACGGGTTCATCCTAGAACACGCGTCGATTGATTCGCAAGAGCCTAGATCAGCGCACCATGGGCCAAGGCGTCCACCGCCGCGCGTTGCGCGTCCCATGAAAGGCGTCGATTGATTCGCAAGGCGCCGGCATAGTAGGCGGCGAACATGCGGCCGCGCTCATAGGCCCATTGGTCATTGGTTCTCAGATAGGCCTCAGGGTCGAAAGGTTCTCCCGCCCGATAGGCTGTGAACCCCCGCCCGAAAGGGCGGGAGCCGACAACCCTAGCAAGGCTTGTCATGCGTCGATTGCTAGCGTTCGTCATTGGAACCGCCCTCCCGTTGGGCCATGGGCCACGATCACGATATCGGCGCGAGCCTTAGCCGATAGGCCTCCGCAAGCCTTGCAGGCGGCGCATGTAGTTTTCTGGCCTGCTTCTTTAGAAGCCGGGCAGATCACTTCCCCTGCTATCGGGTCGCTATCCTTTGACCTAACCCGGAAAGATCTCCAGCCCATTGCACGAGACAAGGCAAGGTCGCGAGGCGAATCGACGGATGCCATGCAAATTGTCTTGAAAGCCTCAAACGCCTTGCGCTTCCATTGGTGCGTGTATCCCGTCCTAGCCTTTACCCTAGCAGTCGCATTGGCCCATATACCGAAAGGCGCCGCGGCCGGGTCGCCATATGTGCCAAGCCTAAAAAGGCTTCCCTCAAAAAGATCCGGCAGAATCGACGCGTCATAATCCACGCCCGGCCGGGCATAACGTCCACGCTGATAAGCACCAAAAACTGATTCAACGGACCGTCCTACGTTCACATAGCATGTGCCGCCATTGACGGGTCGATGGATGCAATCCCCGCAAATGGATTTATCCTGTCCGGTGGATAGGGCTTCAAGAGGCCGGACGTCTCGACGGATGATAAATGTCTGGACCATTGCGCCCGTCTTCTCATTGCCGGATGCATGCGCGATCCGGTTTGCAATGACAACGATAGGGCCGCCGTCGATTGCGCTCGGGCCTTCGTATAAAATAACGCCTGTGAATTTAGGGCTTGAGCCTTTCAAGGCTTTAAGCATTGCGCTTGCGCTCGTGATCATTGTTTCGTCCTTTCTATCGGAAACAAGAGAAGCCCGGACAATATCCGGGCTTCTGTGACAATTGTCAATTCAATAGACGAATTCAACGGGATATTTTAGGACGGCGTAAAGGTCGAATCCGTCCTCAATTTCTTCCGGATCATTGCCTTCGGCCTCGCTTGCCAGTCTGGCCCAATCTGTAGGGGATAGGGTCGCGGGATTGACGGTTTCGGGCAAGGTCACCTCAGTTTGCAAAACAAGATCACAGCCGCGCCAAAAAACTAAGAAAGATTGCATGGTTCTTTCTCCTTTCACTTCATAGCTAACAGGGTTTTTAATTCCGCTTTGACGCGTCTTGCTGTATCGCCTCGCCATGTCCCAGCATTGGCCAGGAAATAGGCCACAACGCTTTTCGCGCTGTCCTCGTAGAAAGATCCGTGAATCGAATTCAATTGGCCCATTGCGTCTAGGTATGGGACGGATCCGAAATAGGGCTTCTTCCAATCCGCGCGGATCTCTCTTGCGATAACGTGCAGGGGTCTATGGTCCATTGTCTCAGTCTCCCGTTCAATAGGCTTCAGCATAGGCGCGAGCCCAATCGGCGAAATCAGATAGAAAGCCCTTGTAAATGGTCTTGCGATTCCAGTCCCTGCAAGTCACGCAAAGGCCTTTTCCGTCATGCGTGATCTCATAAAAATAGGCCGCATCAGCGCAAGCCTTTGCGCTCCTAATGAGGCGGATATCCCCCGCCTTGTCTTTGTTCGCCGCGACAAAGGCGGCCGCGAATTCGTCAGCCTCAAAGCGTGGAAGGTCCCATGCTTTCCAGATAGCGGCCGCGATAAACTCGGCCGCATTCTCGGGCGTATTGTCCCAATGCTTATATACGTGGAACGATTCACCATGGCTCTTGAATGTATAGACTGCACGCGTTCCCATGATCCCTCTCCCTTATTTCAAACCAGTGGCGCGTTTGCGAGCGGAAACCCGAACCGAAAGAATCTCGGTAGTGCGGGAGCATGCGGCAATCTGTGCGTCAGATAGAAGCGCTCGGACTTTCTCGGAATCGAGCGTAACGCGCTCAGACAATGAGACCGTGGCCCGGTAAAGATCTCCGTCCAGTTCTGCATAGCCTGATGCGGCAATCGCCGTCTTTAGTTCTTTCTCTTTCTCAGTCAATTCAGCAATCGCCGCTTTGAGCGCGCCTAGTTCATCAACCTTAGCCTTTAACATTGCGTCCATTGTCTTGCCCTTTCTGTGGCATGGTCGGGAGCATTGCGCCCCTTCAACGCCTTTAACGTAGGATGAACCGTTACGATTGTCAACTAATAAAATGCAAGACTGCATTGCGTCTGATGCATAGCTAGGCTTGTCTTTATAATATGGGCGCGAGGCCTTGGATTGCTGGCCGGGTCCCTTGGCCGGAAAGCAGACCGAATCCAGAGTCCCCGAAAACCAGGCCGACCCCCCTAATTGACCGCCGGTCGCTCGATTGCCCCTAGAAATCCGATTTTTCACGGAATGTGAGCAATTCCAGAAATTATGGATTACGTTAGGTAAGGCCCAAGGATCCTGGTCCCCCCATCTGTAATCTAAGCCCTCAAGGTACCGGGCCACCCCATAAGTTATTTTTCTGCAAAGCGTAGCTTTCACTCTGAATAACTGTCGGCGCCAAAAGCCCCGCTTTCCAACCCAACAGTTTATTCTCTGGAACCCGAGCTTTCGGAGCTCCTAACTTTCCCACAGTTCCATGGTCCGCGGATCTCTGCTACACTCCCGCGACCCTTTCTCCTTGGACCAAGGACCATGGCCAAAAGCCCGATACTCGGCTCTGCTATCAAGCAAGCTTTCCGCGACACAAAATCTTGTCCCCCGGCTACGCTGGATGTTCACATCAATCTGGCTAACCGCAACCATGCGATTGAAGACTATGGTTATGGCCCGCTCAACCCAGACGAACCAAATGAGAAGTTCTGGAAGAGGCTCGCGAAGCTCTGGGGCATCTCTGTTACCGAAGCCAAAACGGCCCGGTGCGGAAACTGCGCGGCCTTTATCCAAACCGAAAACATGCTCGCCTGTATCGCCAAAGGCATGCAAGACGAAGACGAGCCGCCCGCGGCCCGCAAGGAAGAAATGAAGGCTGCGGAAGCGGTCTCTGCTGCGGCCAATCTTGGTTACTGCCAGCTGTTTCATTTCAAGTGTGCCGGCGACCGGACGTGCGACGCGTGGTTGAAGGGCGGACCTATTAAGTAAGATGGAACTCGCTCTGGCGGTCAGCATCTTTGTGTTCTGTGTCGGTGCCATCACCTGCATCGTCGCGGCACTTTTGAAGATCTTGTTCTCGCTTCGCGACCTGTCTTGACCATGGTCCATGGACCATGGCACACTCCCCTCAGTCCTAACAGAAGGATCATCCTGTTAGGGCCCCAACTTGCCGTCTGTTAACTGTAGTTAACACTCTGTTCCCGCCCGTGTCTCTCCCCTTGGGCGGAAGATGACCCGGTCCCCCTCCCACTTGGCCGCGTCATTTCTTCTGGGCCCGCTTCGCTCCAGTGAGGTGGGCCCAGCTTTTTCCTAGTTTG